TAGGTAGAAGTCGAGTCGCCAGCTTTCTTTAGCTCACTGCGGTAAACAATGAACTTGGCAGCAAGCTCTGCTTTCATGCCTTCGACAATAGCCTTAGACGAATCAAAGCAAATGGACGCTTGGTCACGGTTAGTAGCTAGGGTAAACACCTCGGCGCCAGCATCGCCAAACTGCAATTCGTACAGGGCAATGATGGAAGCAATGGTAGTCTTGCCAGACTTCCTCGGCACAAACAACATGACATCCGTTACCCAGCGGGTATTAATGTCATTCTTTGCTCGGAAACCGTAAATGCCAGCCAGAAACAGAATCTGAAATGGCTGTAGCTCAATCGGTTTACCAGCATCTGGCCCCTTCACATGGCGGCAGAATTTGACAAACTTCAGTATGTGTTCGGCTTTCTCAGCCTTAAATTCGTAGGGTGCGTCTTTGCGCTCTGCCATATCGAGGAACCGCTGGCAACCCAGCTTTACATCCTCACATGCTGCTATGTCACCACGAACTACGCTGATTGCGTACTGAAACGCTGGCTCAAGCAGTGGCGAATAGCTCATCGATGTCACTAGCTTTAGCTTTTAACTTTGGGCGACCACGGGCAACAAGCCCAAGCTCCGCAAGAATTTTGACAGCTTTGTCAGCCATTTCAGTCCGAATCTTGTACCACGGTCCTGTGGCTTCACCAGAATTGTACTGAAATGTGTGGCCCTGTTCACGGATGTTGATTTCAGCAGTCAGCAAGCTGTCCACAGTAATGACCAATGTGCCAATCAGCAGTTCATCAGATGCCGTAAGTGAGCCAGTTGAGCCTTCAACTTCTGCGCGAATAGCTGTTTCAAATGCTTCCCTGCTCCATGAGTTAGGGTCATTCAAGTAGCCAAGAATGTGACGGGGTTTTTTTGCCATATATTCTTTCTATTAGATAGTGCATCCTACATGCAATTTTCTTTTCTTAGCAACATAAGCTGCTTCAGCCTCTTCAATAGTGTCAAAGTAACCAATGTGAACTTGCTTACCACCAGTTGTAATAACTGCCCTCCATCTCCTGTGATTCTTCTCTCTAGATACACCCAAGACACCACAAGATTTATTGTGACTTGGCGCATATTTTTGATTTTCATTATTTACCGTAATACTTACATCCCGCAAATTCTCAATGCGGTTATCTGTTTTTATACGGTTTATATGGTCAATGTAATGTTCAGGGAATTTGCCATAAACATACAACCATGCAAGCCTATGCGCTCTATAAACACAACCATCAACGCCAATCAAAACATAGCCTTTAGGCGATGGAGAGCCAGCAACATCACCAGCATGAACTCTTCTGCTATGGGCAATCTTCCATTTGAACAATCCAGTTTCAAGGGAATAGTCCAACAATTCTTTTAATCTGTTTTGCGTAACATGTGGCTTCATATTTACCTCTCATGCTAAATGTACCACACATACCAATACATTACACCCCCTCCTGACTTTGCTCCCCTACGCACATGACCCCGCGCCTGCTCCCGTGGCAAATGCGTACTTTTTAGTTCTTAAAATGGCATTTTTGTTGTAATCTATGCACAAAACGCATAGTTTGTTGCATTGGCGCAACATTTAATGCATGGAGCATGCGATAAACTAGTACTTGAGTGCTACTTTATACCCTATGGGGTATGCATTTCTTGTGCATTTAAATATGAATTAATCACTCTCTGATAATCAGATAATGAATAGTCATTAATGGCATTAATTGAGTAATGCCTGAATGTGCCTTTTTGCTCTAATGCAGTCTTTAATGAGTGGTGGGTGTGGCACAGGCTCTGAAATACATTTAATTTAAATGCTGCTGCATTAATCTGATTCCATGCAAATAAATGGTCTACATGCTCTGCTGCAGCCACTCTGCCTTCATGCATACATGCTGCACATAATGGCTCTTTAGATAATTGAGCCATTCTGATTTTTAGCCATGCAGCTTTTTTATATTCAGCATTACTGGCTCTTCTTTGGTCTGTGGTGGCTTTAGGTGGCGCATGCTGCTCACATAGTGAAGAGCCAGCCAGTGCCGGCTGGTGGCAGTGATACTGGCTGCACTGGGTTTTTGGTAAAGATGGCATGCTTTTATTATGCACAATTTATCCACAGGGTTGTGGATAACATACCCCACCTAGTACCAGTTATGCACAGGATTCAGTCTTATATAAGAGTCAAAATGTGGATAACTACCACTACTGGTGTGAATAACTTTTTTTCAGGGAAAAGTATGGGTAAACGAAAAAAAGGCTCTAAAGCTTGTTTAAGCCCCTTCTTGAGCCTGTGTGAAAAAAGCCACAAACCCACTAAATATATTTATATAAGACAGTAAAAAGATGGGGATAAATGTGCTGAAATACGGATTCATTCATTTTTTTATAGGGGCTTTTATGAAGACTTTGGCATTTAACACTGGCAGAACCTACTCATTGAAGGGGCAAAGAATCGCTGCTGCCTTGCTTGATAACGCAGACATTCTTTTTGTTGACATTGACAGGCATCTATATGGAACTATTAGAGCGAATGGTTTATCCATAGAAGATGTTATGGAATTTGGATTTTTTACTAGGCATGAAGTTATGAAGTCATACGATGACAATAATTATTCATGTGCTTATGACTTAGAAGATGAATACAAGTTGCTGCAGCAGTTGCGCGACATAGCTGAATCGATTTAATTAAACAGGAGAAGCAAAAATGAAATATCAAGCAGCATTCAATGTATGGAGCATGCCAGCAGCCTTCTATAAGCACATTCAGGTGGGACAGTGGGTTTATGCCGGAGACAAGCAAAACAAGGGCATTTTTCTGGGCATTAAAAAGAGTGGTTCAGTAGTAGTGGCATGGCATGGAAATGCAAAGAGCCAAAGCAGTTATAGGGAATATATAAAAGCCCTTAGAGAATATGCAACAGCCACCCGTGATAAATAAGGAGAAACAAAAATGTATGAATTAAAAATCTGCGCTGCCGGCTGCACATCTAATGTGGTGGGCAAATTTAGGACATTGAAGGCTGCTAGAGCCTATCAGTTAACCACTGCACAGGCATATGGTCTGGGCATGAATGTGGGTGATTCATTTTTAAGAGTAATTCAGAAAATACCGGCAGCAGCTAAAAAGGAGAATGCAAAATGAATGAAGATTTAATGGATTATTTAACAGTATTAATTTTGGCTGCAGCCTTACTTTTAGGGCTGTTGCACTGGTTTGATATTCTTTTTTATTAATAGGAGATTTTTAAATGACACACCCAGCACACTATATTCATAAAATGCAAACTGTTTTAGAAGAGATGTCAGAATTATTAAAAAGTAAAAATGACACAAAAGCAGAATTAATTAGACTAGTAAAAGAAACACAAAAAGAAATTCAGCCGGCATTTCAATCTATATATCAAAAAGAATCAGAAGATGAAGAGAAACAACAGTCTTTTTTTGATAAGGTTATATTTGAATTTTCAACAGATAATAAATTTGAAGACACTATAGAAAGAAAATTTGATAGTTATCTTTTGGATATGAAAGATATAAATAATTTGATAGGAGCAGAAAGAAGATTGCAAAATAAAAATGATGAATTTTTGCATGCTCGAATAATCTTAATTGATTATGATGGACAAGATGAACCGGAATAAATAAACCCACAATATAAGAGAATATAAAATGCAAAAAGTAATAATGCTTAAAAAAGTGGCTGCCATTATTAATGGTGGTTTAACCCAGACCAGCAAAATGCCCTGTAAGTCTTACTCACTGCCCACAGCAGCCTGTAAGACGGGTTACAAGATGGCTCAGATTAAAGGCAGCATATGCAGCACATGTTATGCAGATAAGGGCTTTTACTCTATGTATGCTGCCACTATCCAGCCGGCACAGCATGCCAGATTAGATTCATTATCAGATTCTCTCTGGGTGTCTTCTATGGTGGCTCTAATAGGCTCTGATTCCTACTTCAGGTGGCACGATAGTGGAGACATTCAGGGCTTGTGGCATTTAGAGAAAATTGCAGAAGTGGCAGCAGCCACACCCAGCACTCTGCACTGGCTGCCTACTAGAGAATATGCAATGGTAAAAGAATATATAGATAAATATGGAGCATTACCGGAGAATCTCATTATCCGATTATCTGCCATGTATCCAGACCAGCCGGTAATTATTCCAAAGAGCCTACAGGGAATTTCTAATATCACTGCATCTAATGTGCATACAGTGCAGCCTATAGGCTCTGCCTGTGCAGCACCAGAGCAGAATGGTGAATGCAAAGACTGCCGGAAATGCTGGAGCAGTGAAGTTATTTCTTATAAATTACATTAAGGAGAATTGAAAATGCAGATTATTGGGGCTTATGCCACTATATTATTTAATGATGAAGAAACACCTATTCAAGGGGCTTATTTTAGCTTTGGAAATATTGAAGAAGAAGGAGACACAGATTCTTTCGGAATTCCTGATTTTAATATATTTTATTATGCAGAAGGAGAAGAAGAATTACAAGCATTAATGGAAAAGGGCAGTGCAGATTTCACGATAATTTCTTATGAATTGAGAATTAGATATTTTAGAAATGAGGAGAATTGAAAATGAAAACCTATTCAGTTAAAAAGCATTATTCAGAATATTATTATTGTAATATTGAAGCAGAAGATTATGAAGACGCAAAAATAAAAGCAGAATTAATTGACAGGCTTATATGCCATAAAGATGAGTATACAGACTGGCTGGTGCTTGATATAAAAGAATTGCAGCCAGAATTAAGTGCTTCAGATTTAGCATTTATGAAAGCATACCAGCATGCAGTGGCAGTGGCTCCTAAAGAAGCAGTAAGAAAATTTTTAGAATGCAAAGATCACGATAAATTCTGGGATTCTGATTCTGATTATTATTCAAGTATTGCTGATGCATATGAAATTTGGTTAATGGCTCAGAGCTTTATAAAGGAGAATTCAAAATGAATACATGGATAAATGAAGGCACAAAAGAAATATATAAAATTATTTGCGTTACTTCTCCAATAGATTTATATGATTTTCTTGCTGACAATGGTGCAGAACCACACACAGGGGAAATATTGTCTCAAGATAAATTAATAAATCTGGCTTTTACTTTTATTTTAGATAATGGCTCAGATTTATTTTTTGAATGGATTATTCAACAAGAAGGGATTAATTAATGTCTTACTTTTCAAACCTTGATATTGAAATAAAAGAAAAATCTGGTTTTGTGGGTGTGTGTCTGTCTGATACTAGAAACCCACCCAGATATTTTAGGCTGCTAGATATTCCCACATATATGGGCATTGGATATTTTGAGCCTTTAGACGATATTGGAGCCACTGTGCCTTTCCCTTTAAAAGATTTCTGGGCACTAGTAGAGCTTTAATTAGACCAGAGCCAAAAGCAGCCGGCAGCAGCCGGCTCTTTTTGAGTCTGTTTTGTAAGTGAGTACTCACATTCTGGAATCGGGCTTTTGAGCCATTTTTTTCTGAGTGGCTACTACCCTACCAGCCCATATTGTGCAGCGCCCTGTAGGCTCTGCTGGCTGCACTGGCTGCCCATAAATGCCGGCACAGGCTGCAGCCGGTGGCACAGGCTGCTTTTTTGGGGTGAAGTGAGTACTCACATTCATTTTGCGAAGTGAGTGCTTACTGACACGATACTCCCCGACCTGAAGTGAGTGCTTACTCACAGGGCAAAAAATCCCTAAAGTGACCACCCGTCAGTTCAAAAAAAAAAATTTTAAAGCAAAAAAATGCCCAGACGAACTGGGCAAAAAGGATTTATTTTGGCAACTACAAAAATCCTAGCAAAATTTTCGCACAGCTTCCTTAAATTTCTCAGAAATATTTGCAGATTTGTCTTGGCTTTCTGACAGGTCAAACGCAATTACTTCATTGCTTTCACCTTTGTAGCCAGAAGCGTATGCAGCCCTAGCAACTGCCAGAGCTTTAGCCCTAGAGTCAAATGGTCCTTTAGAACCCCAGAACCAGCCTGATTTACGCTTTACGAGTGGCATTACTTTAGGAATCTAAGCTTGTACATGGTGGAATCGCATAGGGCTGCAATCTCATCTGCAATGTTTTGCATCTCAGAATCCTGTGGGAAGCCGGGCAGTTGACGATAGTAGGCCAATTGTTCGCCAACATACGCAACTAACTCCAGACCATTTTTCCCCAGAAAAAGTGCCTTTTCCGCGAAAATTATTTTCGAGTACTTGCCTTGGTAAGCCTCGATGAAACTGTCAGCCAAATCATCGATGCCATCATAGAAGTCGCCAAGTGCCATGTGCTGGGAGAAGCTATCAGTTGTCAGGTGGTGAATATGCCCTGCTGTTACAGCGTTTAGCATGCACATAGCAAACTCGCCCATGACATTGGCTTGAGCTTCATTGATACTGAACTTCATGGCGTTCTCCTTTGGCGCAATTCTACTAGATGTCTGCCATTCCGGACATAAGATTTTTGTGGTGTTTAAGAATCTCAGCCTCAAGCTCTAAGATTTGATTGTGTTCTAAACACTCTAGGATGTCTACCTTGCAGTACTTAATTGCAAGCACATCAATTTGAAAGTCATCTGGGTCGCCACAGATTTCATACTCGACATTTACGATAGCCCTGCCATCGCCTATTAGGGTTTGATATTCTCTTGTCATGCTTGTCCCCTTGCTTGGATGTCGGTAATAACATAGTCGTGAAACACAGTGCCTTTGGTTGCGTCTCCAACTTTGTGCGCTTTAACCCAACAAGTTTTTCCCGTCTTAAGCCGCCTTAAATGACCCCTGCGGTCGTGTAATCTAGGGCTTGCGTGTGTACCCCCTTGATGTTCATTTTTAGTCGTAGCGGGTTCAACAATTACCGTAGTCCAATCATAAGTAGGCATTTTGCCATTTTTAATTTTTCGTTGATTAGTAAATGTAGTTTTTGTAAAAGGTTGATGCGCTTGTACTGATTGCGTTAACGATTCAAGCCAAATGCCACAAAAAGAAAGCATTGTTTCTGCCATTTCTTTAGATATTTCTTTACCATCGTCTATTGGCCCGTAACGCAACATATTGTCATCAACCAAATAAACCATAGGCGGAAATTTAGTTGGCATCTGGCCTGTCACGCCTTTCCATGTAGAAATAACAATTCCTTCTTCGGGGTCAGTACCAACCACCATAAAAATGGTGTCATAGGAAACATGACTTTTTGTTTTTCCTCGCCAAACCACAATATTTTTCTCAAATGGTGGGCGGTATTTCATCAATGGTTCGGTAACAGCATGGCTTCTATCGTCTACATAACCCGATAAATCAAACCATTGAATTTCGGTAGGGTCTATGCCACCATCAAAAGCCATTTTGATAGTTTCACGAATTAAAGGTGTCATGCTTGTCCCCTTGCTCGGATGGCTTTGGCGCACCAATTTGCTGCACCTTGTTTTTCCCAATGGCTTTCACACATCTTTGCACACGCCTCACGCTCATGCTGTGCTACTAGCTTGGCAAAGGCTTCAAGTTTGTCCAAGTATGTGATTTCACCTGTACGCCAATAAAATGGCATTTGCGCCTGTCTAGCCATCTCAATGATTTCATCTTGTGTCATATCTTCTCCAATGCCCAATCGAGCAGTTCTTGTTGTGTCACTCCATAGTACTTAACAAATCCTTTGCTGCCAAGTCCATGAAAGCCTTTATTGCCCCGATGGTGTGCCGGGCAAAGTGGCATAAGCGTTTTGTAATCGCCTTTTCCCCATCCTCCTTCTCTTAAATGATGTAATTCAACCTCTGCTGGCTCATGGTCGCCATAAAGGTGATGACATAAAGCACAACCTAAAGCAACAAGCTTTTGTTTATGCTCTTTTTCATCCTTAGTCACGACTTAATCCTTGTGTTACAGATTTCCATGTTTGTCCAAGTCGTATTGCAGATATTTTTGATGGAGCTAATCCATACTTCTTAGCTAAATCAATACCTTTTTCTTTGCTTTTGTAGATGGCAATAGCATCATTTGCAGTTATTTTTGCCATCGGATGAGCTTCACCAAGAGCGTAAGTACCATGAATAACTCTATCTCTATTGTTGTTTAAATGAGTATCCCATCTTAAATTTTCAGGTCGATTGTCAGAAAGAATTCCATTGTTATGACAAGCTTCAAAACCTTCTGGTTTTTCACCTTTATATGCCAATAAAACAAGTCGAGAAACTTGAACGGTATATCTGATTCCATCAACACCAAGGTGAACAGATAAATATCCATATTTACCTGATTTGCTTGGATTTAGCAGTCGACCTTTGTATTTTTGTTCAACTACTTTTCCTGCAACAAAACTAAATTTTGTTACAACTCTATCTACAGACCTTATTTGTCCTAGTGTTGAAGCTTCGTAATGACCACCAAAGCCGGGTATTGGTTTCCATGTTTCAATCATAATTCCCTTTCGATGAGAATATTATACATGGGAATCTCTGCGTTCTTCAATGGTGACTCCGTTAGTTGCTGCCCAGTACATAAGCCATTCAGTAAAGCTGATGCCCTGCTCTTTGGTAAACCTTCTGGACTGCATGCCAAGCTGAACTATGCGCTCACCATCTAAGCTGGGCGCAAGCTTACTGATGGTGGTTTGGTCAGTCTCGCTGGCCCACTGGTCAATCAGGAATCGCTTCCATGACTCAGCGTTCCAGCGGGAGCCTAAGTGCTGCGCCTGTTTAGCAATCTGCCCAATGATGGCGTGATACAGCTTTTCTTGGTCGCGGGACTTAATGGTTTCTGATTTCACCCATTGCTCCAATCGCCCTTAAAGCCGCTTCAGGGCCGTCAACACGGCACAGAGTACCACCAAACCAATTGTTAAAAAAGTCTTCTTGTAGAGCCGTTAAACGCTTTCTAGGGCCTATTTTGATTTCCATCAAGAAAGTACGGTTACGAAACCCGACCAGTAAATCTACAGGAAGTCCAATAATCCAAACATAAGCGCCAGCAGAGCGAAGGGCACTAACCACTGCTTCTTGGTTTGCATCAACACGCGCTGCTCTTCTCATATGCCAAGTTTAAATAAAGCTTCACGAAGACCTAACAAGCCACCGACACGCTGGTCATCAATAAAAATCTGTGGCATTTGCCGGGCATCAGGAAATTCCTTCATCAGATTCTGCCAACGGCTACCAAGCTCAACATCAATCTCAAGGTAATCCAAACCTTTTGACTTGAGCAATTGTTTAGCAGCATCGCAATTAGGGCAGTTGCTTTTTGTGTAAATGTTGATGTTCACTCTAATCTCCCTTCGCGCATATCGCGCATGTATTGTCTTATCCTCATCGGAGCGCCCGGTCCATACAGACGTTCCGTCCTTTCTATTGCTTGGTTGACCCAAGTCTTGTCTTTATTCCATTGCCATGTGCGAAACAGCATGCGAGCTTCGCCCATTTCCAGTACTCTCCTGTCTGGCAGTACATCGTCCTGTTTACGATATTTCTTTGGCAGCATTTAAAACCCACATCTTTTTGTCTTTCACAATTTTCTCATTTGTGGACAGATGTGCCAAT